TCGGCCTTCGCGAACTTCCCCTGTTCATCTCGAACAGGTTCACCTTCCGCCATGGCCTTGCGGCCGGCTTCCAGTGCGCTCTTGTCAAAGAACCGGAGCGCCCGATCTACTTCCTCGCGGCTGGTGAAGTCGGCAAGTTCCTTCTCGTCGATCCCATACGCGGCTACTTCTGCCTTGAGGTCATCATCGAGCCAGTCGAGTTTGGCCTCAGTATCCTCGCCATCACTGGCGGTATCTTCGCTGCCGGAATCAGACTCGGCAGTTCGTTCCGTTGTTGGTTCGTCGCGCTCTTCAGCAATCTTTACGGCATCGCTTGTCTCTTCACCCTGGCGGTCACTGATGATGTTGTCGACCATTTGGGTGATGTCTTCGTGTGTACTTTCGGCTGTGAGTTCTACTGTCATTGTTTCCTCTCATCCATCGCCATATCCACCGTCCGCGTCAACCATCCGACAACCACGAATCTCATTAAGCACCCGAATCAACTTCCTCCGTCCGCTGCGACTCGTAATCGCCACCTGTCCGCTATCCAGAACGTGAACACCTTGGATCTTTTCTTCCCTGACCATCGCACGCATCTTGGGGACTTCGGAGCGGATACAGCCCAGCCCCTCAGAGATCAGTGGCTTCGACTCGCTGTAGGCCACGGTCCCCATCGGCACGCCACCCTTGAGCCCTACGCCCGGACGGGCATCCCACTCTTCCTTCGTCACGTACTTGCCGTTGATCTTGTACTTCATGCGGGCCTCTGCATCATTGAAGCCTTCTGCTGTCCGTTCACTTGTGGCTTACCACCCATCAATGTCTGCTGCATAATCGCCGACCGAGAACCCTGCGTTCCGCCCGTAGGCACGTTCTTGCGCACTGTCTCTCTGGAAGTGATCGGGGACTGACGGATTGTGTTCTGGTCCCCGCCCAACTGGTCCGCCGGCGCTGCAAAGGTGATGAATCGCTTGAACTCGGGCCGGTTCTTCAGTCTGGCAATTTCCTCGACAATGGCTTCCGCGTCCATCGACGCACCGGACGCCTGAAACATCGGCCAGAGCGGAGCCAGTTCCCGGAGCACTTGGAATAGCTCTTGGAGCTTTTGCTCGGGAGTCTTGAAGACCATCGAGTAGGGCTCGACTCGGAACTGGTAGTCCTCGAAGTTTCCCTTTCTGTATCCGGGTTCCCAATTGACAGGAATTTCGATGCCACTATTTCCCACAGGCAGCGAGGATTTAAGCTCAAGGGTCTCGTCCTCCCACATTAGGCGCCCCAGATCCAAGATGCACTCGGAAGCGAAGCCCACCACAGCGATCCGCATGTCCGCTTCCATCCGTGAGACCTGACCGGCCAGGATCTCTTCCTGACCCAGCGTGGCGGCCTGGGCATTCAGCCCGCCCATGATGCCAAGGTTGCCCGCCAGCCGGTCGTACACTTCCTGGAGGAACAGCGACAAAGCTTGATCCCGCTGATCGACCCCGCCTACTTCGATTTGCTGGATACCCTTCGGATCGTTCATCCGCACCCAGGAGTTACGCTTGGAAGTCCGAATCTTCTCCGCATCGTCCGCACCGGCCGGCGGATACACGTTCACCACCCGATGCGCGTCGGAATCCTGCTCCATCCTGCGGAACAGCCGGTTCTGGAGATCGTGCATGCCCTTCAGGTTCGTCGCTGGGGCAGCGGGGATGATATTGTCTGGCACGTTCCCGAGAGACAGGAACTTGTACGGTCCCGCTTGCGAACCTTTCCACTCCCGCTCCAATAGCGGCGGCAGATCCTGATCGCAGGGAAAGGTGGAGATCGCCTTGTTCTCGGCCACCCACACGTCCTGCATCCAGATCATCGGCTTCAGCTCGTCGTCATCCACCGCAATTCCCGCGGCGATATCTCGGGCGAAGTCCGCATTGTCGACCGACTGCTTACTCGTGGGCGTGAGCTTGGCCTTGACCTTCTTGTCGTAGCCCGGTTCGTCCATCACCTTCTCGTAGTCAGCCCGGTAGCGGTGCCCGCAGTACCGCATCTTCGTGAGTTCTTTGGCCGTCATGTCCAAGATCAAGTCATCCAAGGACACCCGATTCAGCCACGGTTCACCCGGATCGAGCCAGACATCTTCCTCGGATTCCAGCAACCCGTGGAAGCGAGTATCCGTGTCGCGCATCATCACGACACCGCACCCGATGCAGAAGAAAGCGTCCAAGACGATGGCCCGGAACGTCACGTCCAGTTCCATGTCACCGATCAGCTTGTTGAGATTGACCTCGAACCGCTTGGCGAATGGCCAGTTGGCCTCTTCCGGCGTGGACACCATCACTTGCGGGTTGTGTGCCGCTAACGCGACCGTGTAGATCCGCGCCGTTTGATTGGTCAGATTGACCAGCGTCTTGTTCCGCGCCCCGCCTTCGCTGTACCACCCACCTACGTAGTCGCGAATGAACTCTTTGCGAACCTTGCGGAAGGGCTCTAAGGCTTGGCGAGAAGTCTTGATCGCCTTAAAGAGTTGGCCACGAGCTTTCGGATCGTGTAAATCAATCATCGGCAGCCTGTTAAAAAGAAAGAGGCCAGTGCCTAAGCACGGCCTCTGTAATAGGCTGCGACGATTACAGCATCTCGGCGATGATCAGTCGCCTATGCCTTTGTCAGTGCCATGCCTAGGCACTGGACCCTTCAATATGCTACCACGTCCCGCAAACCAAACTCTGGACTGTCAGCATCTACCCGTGGTTTCTCCCGCTGTTCACACCACAGGAATGATCCATACTCGGGAGTTTCGTCCCTTTCCTCTCCGCTGTCAATAGACAAACTCCCCAACCCCTCTCCGTAGATCAGCCAGCAAACGCCCGCGCCGATGCAACGATCGCCATGCGCCCTCTCTTGGGCGCCACGGTTTTTGGTGGGTTGGTGGATGATCTTCCCGTTCTCCCACTCGTACTCGCCACACTCTCGAATCAATTCCTCCGACCGTGGTTTGAACCTGCCCGTCTCCATCCCCAGAGCCAGTTTCTCGAACAAGTCCGCCTTGTGCTCGTCCTTCCCGTTCCACCAACCCGGCTTCTTCGTCTTCTTCTTCACCCCGATCGCCGCCACTTCCCGGTAGTACACGTTGTTGTAGTAGACTACCTCCGTGATCTCCTTGGCGAACGGGCCTACCATCCCAGAGTCTTCCCAGCCTACCAAGGCGTTCCGTAGCCAGCGGCCCAATCCCACCACCACCCGCGCGAACTTGATCATCGGCATCCCATTGATCGTGTACTCCAACACCTGCTCCCCCGTCCGATCGTCCAACCCACTGGCCACCGAGTTACTGGAATACGCCCCGTCCGAGCCGATCGCCACGTCACAGCCCAAGGTGTACGGACCAATGGGTGGGGAATCGTCCACCCCCGGCTTGAACCACAGCTTCAACGGCCCATCATCCCTTGGCAGAAGTCCCTTAAGAGCCAGCGTCTCACTGTCAAATACCGGCGTGCCCTGCCAGACCGGCTTCCGACACGATTCCCGCTTGACCCGCTCCAACAGGTCCGTCTGGAACACCTTCCCCACAGCTCCCCGTGGGTCCCTGTCCAACTGGCTGGCTATCAGCCTCGGAGTCGCCGTCTGACGCAAACACCGCTGGTCATACCACTCGCTCCGCACCACCCCTTCCCACTTGAACCCCTTCCCCTCCAGCCGCTTCCGCAGGTCCGGGTGCTTCCCGTGGTAGGCATCCACACCAGCCTGTTCCTCTGGCTTCCGGGCCACCGGCTTCCCGTCCCGCACCACATACGAGCCCTTCGACTGGTCCGGGTGGTCCTTCCAGTCCAAGATCAGATGAATCCCGTCACTGTTCTGGTCCTCGCAGGCATTGTGGAACACCCCCGAGTCCACATACCGGGCGCTCACCAGGAAGATGCAGTTGGAAACGTCGTGCAACGCCTCCATTACCGACTCGTCCTTCCCACCACTCACAAAGTCCCGGCTCCCAAACTCGTCTACCGCAAATACCGACTTCCGACCGCCCGCCGAAACGTCCTGGCCCGCTGCGTAACCCGCATGTGTCGCCCCGTTCGCCGGGTTCACAATCGTGTGGCTGCTCAGACTCCGGTGCTTCTTTAAGTCAAAACCCTTGGGCAGCATCCAAAACGGCAGCATACTCAGACCCCACGCCAGTTTCCAAAACAACGTGCTGTCGTCCGTCGCCGAATCCACCAACGCCTCATTCCTCGTCACGTAACCCGCC